CAAGAGGATAAGAAGGAAGACTTCTATAAAGCGTATGCTGCCGTCATCAAGACTGCCGAAGGGAAATCCCTTCTGCTTGAAACCTACAAGAAATAATAAGGAGCCTTTATCATGGCATTTACGGAAAAAATGGCTACTCGGACCTACGTTTCGGGTTCTGCTGTCGCTCAATTCACCTTCGTCTCGTTGGCTGCTGACGGTCAAGTTGACAACACCTCTGCTAACGCTCGTACCGATGGTGTGGCCTTGATGGCTGCTGTTGGCGCTAACGAAGCTATCACGGTTGCTTACGATGGTCGTGTGACTGTCCAAGCTGGTGGCACGATCTCTCGTGGTGCTGCTGTTGCAGTTGGTACTTCGGGCAAGGCTAAAGCTGCTGCCTCGACCAACGTGATCGTGGGCTTCGCTCTTGAGGCTGGTGTTGATGGACAAGTCATCACTATCGAATTGTCGCGCGCTGACAAAGCCGCAGCCTAATCAGGCCACTCTAGTTTAATAAGGAATATTTCTCATGGCTATGCTGTCTCCTAGCGCCGTCCATATCGACGCCCCGCTTACTAACCTGACTATTGCTTTCCTGCAAGATGCTAACGGCTTTATCGCTGACCGTGTTTTCCCGAAAGTCTCGGTTTCGAAGAAGACCGACAAGTACTACATCTACAACCGTGCTGACTTCAACCGTGTTGGTCAAGTGCAGCCTCGTGCTCCCCGTACCCAAGCCCCTCGTGTTGGTATGAGCCTGTCGCAGGATACCTACTCGGCTGACGTGTTCTCGCTGGCTACGGACTTCGACTTCGACACCTTGGCTAACGCTGATGCCGCTCTGGACATCCGTTCGGCTGGTGCTCAGATGTTGACCCACCAACTGCTGATTGACCGTGAAATCAAGTGGGCTACGTCCTACTTTGCAGCTTCGATCTGGGGTACTGATTGGGCTGGTGTTGCAGGTTCGCCTTCGACTATCCAAGTCCGTCAATGGTCTGACTACACCAACTCGACGCCTATCGCTGACGTGACGAACATCATGCGTACCATGCAACTCAAGTCGGGTGGCTTCAAGCCCAATGTCATGGTTGTAGGTAAAGAAGTCCGTGACGCTCTGGTCAACAACCCTGTTATCTTGGCCCGCCTGAATGGTGGTGCTACCGTGACGAACACTGCTCTGGTGACGGATGCCAAACTGGCTGAAATCTTCGGTGTGGAAGAGTTCCTCGTCATGGAAACCGTGAAGAACACGGCTGCTGAAGGTATAACCGAATCGAACGCCTTCATCGGTGGCAAGTCGGCAGCCTTCTACTACCGTCCTCGCTCGGCTGGTCTGATGGTTCCTTCGGCTGGCTACACCTTCACTTGGGATGATCTGGAGAACGCTTCGGGTCACGGCATTACGATCAAGTCGTATGTTGGCGACTATCTGGCGATTGATGGTGTTGCGGAAGTTCTGGAAGCCAATCTGGCATATGACCATAAGGTTGTATCGGCAGACATGGGTGCCTTCATCGCTACCGTTGTAGCCTAAAACAAGGAGTGGGAGAGATGACCCGACCGTTTCTCCCCTTCTTCAACCCTTCTCGACCTGTGTTTGTCAAACAAGATGGCATCCAGATGGCCGGTAAGGTTTGGAAGAAGGGTGAACGCTTTCAGTGGGAGTTCTTTGGAACCCCGTATGATGTACTTCAACAACTGTTCTTTAATGATATGCTTCACCACAATGAAGAACTTGAAGATGTTGCAGTTACAAAGATTTCTGTTGGTGATGGGTTAGAGCAATACTCTATCGACCAACTACACCTTCTCGTAGATAATCTCAATGGGAAAGTGAAAGCCAAAACAAAAGATAGCCGAGAGTTCCTACAGAAGAAATGTACCACAAGCAAGATCAAAGATAAACAGATTGGTCTTATTCGTAGGTGGCGTATCTCTTATGGTGAACTAGAAAACTAATTAAGGAGACGACCAGATGAGTTGGAGCTACGAGGTCTCTGATCTGAATACTACGACCTCTTCTGGGCGTATCAACACTGTTCGTCTTCTTGTAGGTGATACTGACACCTCAGACCAACTTGTCCAGAATGAAGAGATTACTTTTGCCCTAGCACAAGTCGGCGATAACGTCTACTACGCAGGGTCATGGGTTTGCAAGGCTATTGCAGCCAAGTTCAGCAGGATGGTTACTACTACCCTTGATGGTGCCTTGAGTGCCAACTACAGTGACCGCGCTAAACAATACCAACAACTCTCCTTGCAGATTGAAGCCCAAGGCAAGAAGACCTCTGGTAAATCTCTGGGTGTCTATGGTGGCGGTATTTCTGTCACTGCTGTAGCGGCTGTAAGGGAAGATAGCGATAGGATTAAACCTGCCTTCACTATTGACCAGTTCGAGAACTCAGGAGCGGCTGATCAGTACATCACCGATGAACCTAATGGCGTTTGATAGCTACACACTCAGACAACTCATCAGGGAGCATGGTATAGCCCTCACGCTTCGTAAGAGAGCCGCCAGTGCCTATGATAGTGATTCAGGTACTGTGACAGCCACAAACACAGACTACGCTGTACGGGGCTATTTCTATGACTACACGCCAGACATGGTTGATGGGCAATCTATTCTCCGTGGTGATCGTAAGGTTGTCTTAGATAACAAACTGGTCAATGGGTCAACTACACCAGAGCCTGATGCTACAGACCAGATACTTGGTCTTGGTGATACGGTGAATATTGTCAAGGTCATGGAGATTAAGTCTGGTAGTGCTACGATGTGCTATCAGCTACAAGTGAGGGAATGATATGGTTCAACGTTCCTTTACCTCGCAACTTAAAAAAGTCCAAGGAGACCTTCAATCAATCCGAACTGAGTTCTTGTACAACATCGCAGAAGATTTAATTATGTCTTCTCCGATTGACACTGGTACTTATGTTAGGAACCATTCAATCACCTCAACCACTGGCTCTGGTGGTAAACAAAACTCCCACGGTAAACCCCCAGACGATGGTTCAGCAGTCTCAGACGCTATAGATAAACTGGTTGACCAAATTAATGGACTCTCTCCTGAAGAAACAAAAGTCTATATCGCCAACAGGAGTCCATACGCAAATAAAGTTGAATACACTGGGTGGATCGGAGAGAACAAGGTGACGCCCCCATATGCAGTTTATACTAGCGTAGAGAACAGGGCTGGTTTGCACTTACAAGCAGCTATAAATAAAGTTAGAGGTGGCCGATGACAATCATTAACGACATCAGAGCCTGCCTAGACACTCATCTCTCTAATACTGTAGGTATCCCACCTATTGCCCGTCAGAACATCCCCTATCAGCCTACAAATGGTACCTCTTTCATAAAGGCTGACTTCGTACCAACCTCTCGTAGACCTGCTGTACGAGGCTTAAACCCACAGCAAAGATATGATGGCCTCTATAGTATTCTGATTTGTACTCCTGAAGGCTTGGGTTCTGGTGCTGGTTACGATATTGCTGATTTCTTGCTTGAACGTTTTGAGGCAACTACGGACATTAGCTATACCCCTCTCCCAGACTATATGCTTCTGGAAAGTGGTGACAGTCTCCTCTTAGAGACAGACGACATCATTCTGCTAGACACTCTGGGTAGTACCTCCGCTGGCTCTATTATTGTGTCGATTGACTACTCTGAAGTCAGGACGAGTTTCCTTGACTCTCCCTTCTACTGCACACCAGTCACTATTGGCTGGTACATTTACAACTGATAAAGGAAACTAAACATGGCATTCTCGCAAGGTAGCCGTTCTGGCCTGTCTTATGTAACTGAATCGACTTTTGGTGTTACCCCCGGTAGCCCCGCTCTGGTTCAACTCCCCTACAATACGCACTCTCTGGAAATGACCAAAGACCGTGTTACCGGAAACGATATTCAACCAGACCGTATGCTCCGTGTTGACCGTCATGGCAACCGTCAAGCTGGTGGTGATATTGTAGTTGATCTTCGCAAAGGTGACTATGATGCCTTGCTCGAAAGTGCTTTCATGAGTGCTTTTGCAGACTCTGCAACCATTGCTACCCTCACTGCTACTGGCTCTGCTGGTGTAGCCACCCTGACCTTTGCAACTCAGACAATCCCTCCCTTCCCGGTTGGTTCTGCTATCACTGTTGCTGGTGTCACCCCCACGGGCTACAATGGTACTTACACTGTCACTGCTTGCACTGCAACATCTGTCTCGTATGCTAACGCCACTACGGGTTCTCAGACTGTCGCTGGTACGATTAAGAACCGTGCTCTGAAGATTGGTTCTACTGCCAAGTCTTTCACCATCGAAGATGCAGCCGCTGACATTGCTCAGTTCCGTCTCTTCACGGGTATGACTGTCAATACTGTTGCTATCTCGATTAAGCCTAACGCAATGATTGCTGCTACGTTCAGCATGATTGGTAAGGACATGGCTATCTCGGGTACTTCTGTAGACCCGACCAAGGATGCTTCTAGCACCAACCAGCCCTTCGACAGCTACTCTGGCGCTATGGCTATCGGTAACGCAAGTGCTACTGGCGGTCTGACTTCTGTAGCCATCATCACTGGCATCGACTTCAGTGTCACGAACTCTCTGGCTCCTACCTTTGTTATCGGTTCTGCCTCTACTCCGCAACTTGAGTTTGGTATGGCTACTGTCGAGGGTACGATCACTGCATACTTTGAAGATGCTTCCTTGATTAACCGTTTCGTCAACGAGACGACATCTGCCTTCCAAGTTACTGTGAATGACCCGAGTGGGGCTTCCAACTACACCTTCCACTTCCCCCGTGTGAAGATCAATGGGGCTAGTGTTCCTGTAGACAACCCCACTTCTCGTATTGTTACTCTGCCCTTCGTTGCTCTGTACGATACGGCTGAGAACAGCAGCGTTGAGATTATCCGTAATCCGACGTAACGTAATCCCCTCTTGGGGCTAGGGTGGGTTGTCTTGTCGGGGGTTGGCTCACCCGTCTTAATTCTTTCCCGACTTAATAATATAACCAAAGGACCACCCGACATGGCCGATCTATTCAATATGATCCCGACCGACGACACTATCACTGTTGAAATCAAGCACCCTGTAACCGAAGAGGCACTCCTCAAGGATGATGGGCAGCCTATGATCATCACGGTGTATGCACCTCACTCTAGTGTCTACAAAGCACAGATTCACGAACAAACCAACAAGCGTATCCAGAAGGCAGCCAAAGGTAAGAAAGTTACTTTCACTGCTGAAGAGTTGGAAAACTCCATGCTGGACCTTCTGGCTAAGACTACTAAGGACTGGGACATTCAGTTCAACAACAAGTCCCCTAAGTTTACTGTAGCAGAGGCTGCTGACCTCTATGCTAAGGTTCCTTGGCTTAAGCAACAAGTCATTGATGCCCAAGAGGATTACTCTGCTTTTTTGAAGGTCTAATCCTTGATCTAGGGGAGTATGCAGAGTGGCACTTCAAACTCTCTATTCCTGACAAGAATGGTGTGACCGAGAGAGAACATTTACAGGAAGTGGAAAAGCAGTCTGGACGAACACCATTGGCTCTACAGGGACCTGAGTTCCCAGAGTTACTGGAATACGTCTGGACTGCTTTTTTATTGCTCAATAGCACCAGAGGTCAAGGGTTTTCTGGACCCATTCCTATCAGTTACCAAGAGATTGATGCTTGGCAACGTATGACACATAACGTATTGCTACCTTGGGAAGTCGAGGTAGTTAAGAAAATAGATACCGTTTACTTGAGGGTTGTGAATAAAAATGGCTGATATTACTCTTACAGTAGATGTATCTTCTCTTAACAAAGCTAGTAAAACCCTTGATGCTTTTGGTGCCTCTGTTAGGAAAAATTCAACTATCGTCGGTTTGTCTAGGGGGATTAACACACTCCAAAACAACATACGTGAACTTGTTACTGCACAACAAAAAGGTACGATAGGTGGGTCTGCCTATCAGCTAGGTCTTCTCCAAGTTAAACGTGCCTACGAACAGATGGGGTTGTCCTCTCAAGCTGCTACATCAGCAGTTCGTAGGTACGCTGCGGAACTACAGAAGCAAGATGCTGCTCGTGCTGCTGAAGAAGCCGCTAATGATTTAGCTATTGCAAACCAGAGGGCAGCCAGTGAGGTTGATAAGCTAAGCCAAAAATACGACCGGGCTTATGCTGCATCTAAACTTTACAAACAGCAAGTCCAAGAGTTGAACCAAGCTGAGAGGCTGGGGGTTATCACTAAGCAAAGGCTAAACAAAGAAATAGACCAACTCGACATGGAACTTCGACAGTTCTCAAACTCTGTTGATGGGGCTTATATAGCAAACAACAGATTTAGTCAACACATAAACCAGACTTCGAACGGTGTTAACAAGTTTGGTATGTATGCCCAACAGGTTGGTTATCAGGTTGGTGACTTCTTTGTACAAATCCAATCAGGGACTAACTTCCTTGTTGCTTTTGGACAACAGGCTACACAACTTGCAGGTCTTTTCCCCGGTATTCTGGGTGCTGCTCTTGGTATTGGTATCTCCCTTGCAACAGCAGTTGGTGCTGCTTTTATGCGTACTGCATCAGATGTCGAGTCTTCTTCTGACAGGCAAGTTGCGGCCCTTAAAAACCTAGGGGATGCCATAAAAGAACAGCAGGGGTTGCTGGATGAACTTCGTTTTGGTGGGTCAGCAACTGCTTTCGCTGAGAACGAAGTCAACAAACTTGAATCTCAAATCTCTGGTATCAATAATCTGATTCAAGCTTTAACTGCGAACATTGAATCAGCAAGCAACAGTTCAGATTTTGATGCTGCACTTATTGCTCGTGACCTTGCAGAATCTGAAATACGAGCACAACAAGAAACCCTTGTTATCCTTGAAAAGAAGTTAACTACCTTTAAAAGTTTAGAAGAAGCCCAACGGATGCTTAATGGTGGATTGTCCACTGCGGCAGGTATCCAGAAAGGTATCCTTTACGACACGACAGTGAGGCTTCGTTCTGAAAAAGAGGCTACCGCAGAAGCCGCAAGGGCAGAGGAACTTGCTCGTCGTAAGAAAGATGCTTTCCACGCTATGGCTGGAGAGATGGGTGCAGTCAGTTCCTCTATGTTCGCGGCAGCAGGTTACGGAGAAAAACTGGCTAATGTAGACATCAACTCTGGTATTGCATTGGCCGCTAGTACAGCTATGACCCTTGCAACTAATCTTGGTGTTAGTTTTGAAGTAGCCAAGAAGCTGGCTGCTGGTGGATACGCGCAAGCCCCTACAGTGTTTGATCCAAGAGACCCTAGATACGACCCAGCAAAGGCTGCGCAGGAAAGCCAATTTGGTTTTACCTATGGTCGTGCAATATCCACTACACCGACTACTACTGGTAGTGAGGGTGGCACGGGTCCTGCGGAAGCCACTCAGACTGCGATTGAGAAGCTACAAGAACAACTCGCTGTAGAGAGGGAACTGATTGGTACTTCCGAAGCCTATCAGAAAGTCCGTCAGGCTCTGGGTGAAGAGTTCAGCACGACAAGCCCACAAGTTATTGCAGGGTTGGTTGAGCAAGCCACTCAGGTTGAACGTTTGATCGATCTTGAGAAGCAACGCAATGATGTCTTGGGTACTGTAAAGTCTGCTATGGAAGATACTCTGATGTCAATAGTAGATGGCACTAAGTCTGCTAAAGATGCCTTCAAGATTATGGCTGCTGAAATCATCAAAGAACTCTACCGTGTGCTTGTTGTCCAACAACTTGTAAATAGTGTGTCCGGGTTCTTTGCACCTTCAAGTGGGGTTCCGGGTCGTGCTGCTGGTGGTTCCATGATGGCTAATACGGCTTACATGGTTGGTGAGAAGGGTCCTGAACTTGTGATCCCTCGTCACTCTGGTACTGTAGTTAATGCGAAGCAAACTGCTAATTCTATCGGTGGGGGTGGTTCTATCACTGTCCAGAATAACATCACAGTGACTGGTAGTGATGCAGCTATGGTTCGTACTGAAGTAGCAAAGATGATACCACAAATCACTAATGCCACTAAGGCTGCTGTGCTTGATGCTAAACAACGTGGTGGACAATTCGCCGCTGCTTTCCGATAAGAGGATAACATGGATTTAAGCTCCCCTTTGAATACCCCGACTAACATTGGGATTGCCAACATCACCCTCTCTGCTGAGAATGCTGTAGCTATCAGTCAATCTCCCTTTACCTACCAACAACAGGTTGTAGCTCACCCCGGACAACGGTGGGCTGCTTCCATCTCTCTTCCTCCCATGAAGCGTCCAGATGCAGAATATTGGATTGCTTTCCTGCTTAGTCTCAAGGGGCAGATTGGAACCTTCCTTCTGGGTGATCCTAACTGTGTAACTGCACAAGGTTCTGCTACTGCTCGTAGGAATATTCTTGCCTACAGTGAGCAAATGGACAATGCCTATTGGACTGTCAATGGTGGTGCTGTAACTGCAAATGCTGAGACTGCTCCCAATACCACTGTGACTGCCGATAACCTTGTGGAGAATACTGTCAATACAGGCCACTATCTCGGTAGGAACATCTCTTGGGTATCGGGTACTACCTACACACTTTCTGTCTATGTTAAAAGACCTATTGGTTCTGTCAGGAACGTTCGTATCTCTCTCCCCACATCTGAGTTTGGTGGTGTTGCTTCTTCTGCCTTCTTTGATACTTCAACTGGTGCAGTTCTCTCTACTGAAGGTGGTGTATCTACTACAACTGAAACTCTAGCTAATGGTTGGTTCCGCTTCTCAGTTAGTAAGGCAGCAACAGCTACTGCAACCGATGACTTCCGTTTCTTCCTTGTTCTGGGGACTAGCAACTCTAACTATCTAGGGGATGGCACTTCTAGTCTATCCTTCTGGGGTGCCCAACTTGAGATTGGCTCAAGTCCTACAGCCTACCAAGGTGTAGTTGCGACCTATGGGCCATTGGTTAATGGTGGTAGCCAAGTAGGGGATACTCTCGTCATTGATGGTTGTAGCCCTAGTGTGACAGGCTTCTTGCTTCCGGGTGACTACATCCAACTAGGTTCTTCTACAACTACCCAGTTCTATAAGGTTCTGACCCAAGTAGATACTGATGCCTCTGGTGGTGCTACTCTCGACCTATGGCCTAATCTACGTAGTTCCCCTGCTGACAATGCAGCCATTACTGTAGCCAATACAAAAGGCAGGTTCCGTCTGAAGGACAATGTAACCCAATGGGGTATCAACGAGATTAGTTCTTATGGTATTACCTTTGACTGTGTGGAGGCATTATGAGTAGAGACATTACTACTGAAGTCCTAGACGCACTAGATGATGATGTAGTCTATCCCTTCTTTGCTGTAGACTTGATGTTTGATGTAAGGGAAGGTACTGACGTAAATGGAGACCCTATAACCTATGGACCTCTTTACATGTGGTCTGGCTATGGTGATCTTTGTATTGGCGGAACAGGAGACACGTGCACTGGGGGTAAACTCTATCTAGGTGCAGGTACACTGTTGGCCCTCTCTAGTGTAGAAGAGACTACAGAAATAGAAGCTAAGGGTGCATCTCTTACTTTGAGTGGTATACCCTCTAGTTTCCTATCATTGGCCCTTGCAGAGCCTTATCAGGGGCGTGAGTGCCGTATCTACTTCGGTATGACCAGTGACCCATCTGCTTATGTGGAAATCTTCTCTGGTGAGTTAGACCAAATGAACATCTCAGAGGAAGGCAGTACGTCTAGTATCTCTGTGACTGCTGAGAATGTCTTGATCAAACTTGAGCGTCCTGTAGTAAGGCGTTTCACTAATGAGGATCAGAAGTCTAGGTATCCTGCTGATAAAGGTTTGCAGTTCATTGCAGGACTACAGGATAAAGAAATCTACTGGGGTAGAACCTCTAAATAGCAACTACAGTATAGATAGAAAGGCACCCGACATGCCAATCACTTACAGACAAGAATCCCTAGTCACCTATAAAGAGGATGCCACTCTCCTACTAGAACTACATTGGGAAGAGATTGCCCTAAACAAACATGCTATCAAGTTGAACCCTGATTGGGATACTTACTTTGAACTAGAAGATAAGGGTAGCTTGAAAATCTTTACTGCTAGGGAAGAGGGTAAACTTGTAGGATACTTCGTAGTTATCTGTAGGCATCACCTGCACTATAAGGATCACCTATTTGCTTTCAATGATGTTCTGTACCTACAGAAGGAATACCGTAAGGGTTTCACAGGTGCAAAACTTATGAAGTTCGCAGAGAAGTGCCTTAAGGAGGATGGCATATCTGTTCTTGTAGTTAACACAAAAAGACATAAGCCTTTCGATATTCTTCTATCTTGGCTAGGCTATAAACATGTAGAGAACGTCTACACCAAACTATTGAGGGATTGATATGGCTGTTTCTGCTGTAATGGGTGCTCTGTCTGCTGGAGCTACTGCACTGTCGGGTGGGGCACTCATGGGGGGGTTCTTGCTTGGTGCTGGTGCTGTAGGTACTGTACTAACACACTTTCTTGTCTCAACAGCTATGGGTGCTGCCCTTAACGCCCTTACCCCTAAGCCTACAATCAGCAATCGTGGTAGCCGTGGTTATAGCCTGAATGGGGAGAGTGGTTCTGCTGTAGACCATCAGATCATCTACGGTATGGCTAGGGTAGGTGGGATACGTCTCTATGATGCTTCTACTGGGGCAAACAACGATTATCTCCATCGTATCGTGGCTTTTGCTGGTCATAGGATTCAGTCCTACGAACAAATCTATTTGAACGATGAAGTTGTTACTCTGGATGGGTCTGGGAACGTAACCTCTCCTGCTCGCTATAACGGCTATGTCCGCATCAAGTCCTACTCTGGTATGACTACACAGGCTGCTGACACTGACCTTATCTCAGAGACACTCTCTCTTCCTGAGAACGAAGGGCGTTGGACTTCAGCACATAGACTGCGTAATATTGCTTATCTCTATGTTCGGTTCAGGTACAATCAGGATGTCTTCCCTAATGGCATCCCTGTAGTCTCCGCTACTATCAAAGGCAAGAGGGTCTATAATCCAGATACTACAGTTACTGAGTGGAGTGATAATCCTGCCCTCTGCCTGAGAGACTATATCTCCTCTACTTATGGCCTTGAGCAACCTGATAGCCGTATTGACGACACTTCTGTCATTACCGCTGCTGCTATCTGTGATGAACTTGTAGGTGCTGACAAGCGTTATACTTGCAATGGTTCTTTCGTTACCTCACTCTCTCCTAGCCAGATCATCTCTGACATCCTGACTTCGATGGGTGGCCTATTCTGGTACTCTCAGGGTAAGTGGAGAATGAAGGCTGCTAAATATGTCACACCTACAGTAACTCTTGATGAGGGGGACTTGCGTTCTGGTATAAGCCTATCTACCCGGCATTCTCGTAGGAACAACTTCAACAAGGTTAAGGGGACATTCAGAGGCACTGAGTCTGATTGGCAGACCGCTGACTATCCTACAGTCACAGACAGTGCTTTCCTTACAGCAGATAACAATATCGAAAACGTAGTGGATGTGCCATTGCCATTCACTTCTGACTCTGTGACTGCACAACGGTTGGCTAACATCTTCCTTCGTAGGAATAGAGAGCAACTCACCTTCTCTGCTTCATTTGGTCTTAAGGCTTTCCAAGTGCAAGTGGGTGACTTTGTATATATCAACAACACTCGTTTCGGTTGGTCCAACAAAGCCTTCGAGGTAACTACTTGGACCTTTGGTCTGGTAGATGGACTTGATCTTCAGGTACAGATGACCCTTCGTGAGATTAGCGAAGCAGTGTTTACCCTCTTTGATGCTTCTATCTTTGAGAACAACAACACCAACCTACCTAGTGCCTTCTATGTAGAACCTGTTGGTCTTGTTGTCACTGGACAAGTGAGGATCATTAAAGAGAGTTTGACAGATGTTATCATCGCCAATGTCACCGCTACCCAGCCAGATAACGTAGAGCGGGTCGAGGTACAGTTCAAGAAGACCGCAGACACTAAGTGGACTGTTATTGGTGTCGGTGATTTAGGTGACTACGAAGCTATTGCGGTAGACCCAAGCACTACCTACGACATTAGGGCGAGGTCCTACAGCTTCCTTGGTGTCAAGAGTGAGTGGACTTACCGAAACGTTTTCCAACCTGTTGGCTCGGCTGAACCTCCATCAAATGTGACGGGTTTCTCTGCTAATCTTAATGGTGGGGTGATTAACCTAGCTTGGACTGCTGTTCCTGATCTGGACTTGTCGTATTACTTGATACGTCATGCACTAGAAGAATCTGGGGCTACTTTTGCTAATGCCACTACAGCCGTAGAAAAAGTTTCTCGCCCCGCCACTTCTGTAGCCATCCCCACAAGACCGGGGACCTATGCTATCCGTGCTTATGACAAGCTAGGTAACCCTTCAGTCCTTACCACCTCTGTAGTGGTCCCTGTGGCCGCACTAGAAACCTTCACAAACAACCCGACTGACGTTGAAAGTCCTACGTTCCCCGGAACCAAGACAGACTGCTCCGTTACGTCTAGCCAACTCAGGATCACCGACACTTCTGTGGCACCCTCTGATGCAACCTACACCTTTACAGGTTACATTGACACTGGTGCAGTCCGTAAGGTTCGTGCCCGTGTGGATATTAACGTAAACCGTTTTGACAGCGGTTCCGGTTTGTTTGATGGTCTTTCTGGGTTATTTGACAGTTTCCCCGGCCTCTTTGATGACTTCACGGGGGGAAATCAGAATGCTGATACGGATGTTCTAACCTACATCTCTATTACAGAACAAGACCCTGCTGGCACCCCTACTTGGTCGGATTACCAACTGTTCAAGGCTGGGGATTTCTACGGAAGGGCCTTCAGGTTCCAAGTAGTCCTCAAATCTGAAAGTGTTGGTGTGTCCCCAAGTATCTCTGGCTTGACTGCAAGAGTATCCTATAACTAATCTTCCCCCGACAAACTAAAAGGAGCCTAGTAATGGCTACACACGACTACGTTATTGATAACCAGTCTGCTTCTGCTTTCAGGACAGACCTAAATAACGCTTTGCAAGCAATTCTAACCCAGAACTCCAGCGCCACTGCTCCGGCCACGACTGCTGCCAATATGATTTGGTACGATACAGCTAATGATCAAATCAAGAAGCGTAATGAAGCTAACAGTGCTTGGATTATCTTGGGGACTGTCAATGAGGGTGCTGGTACTTTTACACAGTCTGGTGAACGTGCCCTATCGTCTCAGGCTCAAGCAGAGGCTGGCACTGATAACACTACAGTGATGACGCCTCTTAGGGCTGCGCAGGCCATTGCTGTTCTGTCACCTGCCTATGTAGATACCGTATTGCTGGGTACTTTGACTACCACCAGTGGGTCTACTCAGACACTTTCTGGACTAGTGTTGACTGACTACAAATTCCTCTTCATGACATTCAACGCAGTCTCAATGTCTGCCACTACATATTTTAGGGTAGGGGGCGTGAGTGGACCGTTTTCCGCTAGTATTGGAAACTCGGGTACCCTTAGTGGGCATTGCAACATTGACTTGCAAAACGGCGTAGGATCGCTATCGACGGATGATAATAGTGGTGCTATTGGCCAGTTTACCGCAGGTCCGACTGGGTTTACCAATGCTAGCACGTCGGTTTCAATCACTTCCAACTCTGGAACATTTGATGCTGGTAGTGTTCGTATCTATGGAGTGAAGTAATGGCTCAAGAAATCATCACGAATGCAGTAACTGGTGTAGTCACTGTACGAGAAATGACCCCACAAGAAGTTGCAGCACTTCAACCACAAATCACTCGTGTAGGACAAGAAGCTAAACGCCAAGCAGCCTTTGTTTCTGAGGCTGATCCTTTGTTCTTCCAATGGCAGGCTGGGGAATCTACAGAAGAAGAGTGGCTTGCTAAACGTCAGGAAGTCCGTGATCGTTATCCCTACCCCACCGAGTAAGACAAGGAGAACCTAGCAATGTCTTTGAAGAATAAAGTCTCTGGGGCTGTTGCAGCCGCTGTAATCCTTGTAGCTACCCCATTCATTGCCAAGTGGGAAGGGCTAGAGACTACCGCCTATAGGGATATTGTGGGTGTTCCAACTGTCTGCTACGGGGAGACTCGTGGTGTAAGGATGGGAGATAGCTACACCAAAGCAGAGTGCATGAAGATGCTCCAAGTAGCTGTAGGGGAGTATTATAGCAAACTGGAACCTTGTATGACCAACAAGAACATTCCTGTGGGTGTTCAAGCCTCTCTCCTAGAACTGTCCTATAATGTGGGTACAGGTGCTGTCTGCAAGTCCACCATGATGAAACTCGCTAATGCTGGTCGCTACAAAGAGGCTTGCAATGAACTTGGTAAGTGGGTCAAGGCTGGTGGGGAGACAGTGAAGGGGCTACAGAACCGTAGGGCCGATAGCAAGGCTGCACTCTGTCAGAAGGGGCTGTGACGTGCGTGTCCTACTCTTGGTGGTCATACTAGCCCTATCTGCTTGTGGGGGTCCCTTGGGCTTCCTAACGGGTGGTGGGCCTAACGTAGCAGCTAACGTACAAGCAGGCAAAGAGAACACCCAACAAGTTGTAGGAAATCAGAACACAACAGAGGCAGGAAGGGATGTAGTCCAGCAAGACACCCCTGTTATCGCGGATACCATTGAAGAAGTTACGATCCAACAAACACCTCTATGGATGATGTTGCTTCTGATTCTTGGATGGTTGCTACCGTCCCCTAATGAAATTTCAAGATCAATAAGAGGACTATTTAAGAAATGAACTATTTGGAATATATTATTGGAAGTGCAATCGCTGCTGTCTTCTCGGCAGGAACTTGGTTGGTCCGTAGGGTTCTAACTAATGAGAAACAGATTGCATTACTACAAACTGAGATTGTTTCAAGAGACGACAGACGTAGTGAAGACCGTGAGATTATGCGGGACATTCAGACTGACCTAAAAGAAGTCAAACGAGACATCCTAGACATCTACAAGAAACACCCATCAGAATAAAAAAAGCCCGTAAGTCAGGATCATATGTCCTAGCTTACGGGCTTTTTCATTTGTTTAGTCTTCTAGTTCTGAGATAAGACGCTCAAGATACCAACGGGCTTTCTTAAGGTCTTCTAGGGGTTTCTTCTTGTAACGAAAACGATGTAGGTACTTCTTGCAGTTACCCTCTAGGTAGCCTGTGTAGGCTTCCCACGGCAGGTTGTCTTTGAGGTAGTCGATACATTCCACTTTTCCGTTGTTGTAGTGATCTGGGTTGTTTACTGCATCAGTTGTTTCTGAAAACGTAGCGGGGCCGTATGATAGATCAGCGATAGGAATATCATACCCTACCACCCTTGAGTCAATCTCTTGCTGTACTTGGTTCATATCGTGTTCCCAATCATCATACTTTTTCAGGATGTCATTGTAGCACCACATACTGTTCTTACGATTAGCAAAAGCTACAAAGGCTTTATCTTCCGTGACAGACAACACAGTACCCGCACCAAGATTATCCTTTGTAAGGGTCGAGACTACAGCATCACCAACTTTAAAGGCCATTAGAGATTCTCCTCATAAAACGCTTGTATCCACTGCTTGCATACATCACTTCTTACGATGTCGTCAACAGTAAACTCAATGACAGGGATGTCCATCTGGTACTTCTTAGCTAGGTGGATTGCTTTAGATAGTCCAGACTGTTGCTTGATGTCAGACTGTCGGATGTCCCCAGAGAGCACAAAGGTACAGTTCTCTCCAATCCTTGTAGTTAACATCTTCAGTTCTTCGATAGTCAGGTTCTGGGCTTCATCACAGATAACAAAAGCATCATTGAAGGATGACCCACGCATGTACTCTAGGGGGGCCATACGAATGTTACCATTCTTGACACTTGTTTCGACTACACCCTTTCCCATCTGCTCTTCCATGACGCTAAGGAGAGGCGATAGCCAAGGCCCATACTTCTCATTCATGTCACCGGGAAGGGCACCCAGAGACTTACCTACAGACACTGCTGGCCTAGTCAGGATGATCTTGTCAATCTTACGTCCAAGGTAGAGGTTACAAGCAAAGGTAACTGGTATCCAAGTCTTACCTGTACCACTTGGGCCTAGAGCGATAACCTGATTGCTTTTCTTTAGAGCATCTAGGTAGGTACGCTGATTTTCATTACGGGGGAGGATTGGTACGAGTTTACCTACAGACTCTTCTTCTGCGCCCTTGTATTTCGTTACCCGCTTACCTCGTGGCTTCTCAGCAATCATTTGTCTAACTCCTCTAGGTATTCCAGTAACTCAGTATATCCACCGACGTATTGACCCTCATGCCAAATCTGAGGAACAGTCTTTAAGTCAGCCTTACCCATAAGTTTGACGATCATAGGGTGTTCGAGGTAGAGAAAGGCCGTTATGGCCTCCCCCCGATTGTTAAGTGCTTCCATGGCTCTATCACACCAAGGGCAATCATCACGAGTGAGGATGTAGAACATGATTCTTAGGTCAAGTCTACAATTTCGCAACTTCCCCCAGAGCAAGCAAAAGTACTTGTGCCTTTAGAAGTGTCTTCAGTCTCATACTCACTCAGTTTGGCCCAATCAATCTTTGCAGGCATAAGGGCCAGAGCATCAAGATACTCCCGCTCACTGCACTCTTGGTAGGGTGCTTGAAGGTAAGTATGGTCTGAACTTGGCAGGAAGGACACACCAGATACCTCATCGAAGTATTTGTAGACCCAAGCACCAACCTCAAGCCACTCATGGTCCCGAACTGTGATTGTCACGGAAGGCTTGTGCTCACACCAATGACGCTGATAAACCAACCACAACTCTAGTTGTTCGATAGCAGTCATGTCGTTACGAGTAACTGCACCTACAGGAGACTTCATGGGGAAACTAAAGACAGTGGTAGCATCGGGCTTCATGACATCAGGTTCACTGGGGATACCTTGATCCTTCATAAACTGCGTCAGAGGGTCTTTGTTGTCACCCCTTACGGTGCGGATGTAATAAGCTGAATGACGAGCGTGAATGCCAGAAGCACTATCAACCAACTGAGAAACGGTTCCTGATGGCTTGACGCAGTTGATAGCAGTAGAAGCAGGGATACCGAGACGGTCAGCCCACTCAGCATTAGTGGCAATAGCAACATTCTTCAGACGCTCCAATATTTGATGAAGATGAAGCCCACAAAGACTAACGGCACTAGCATCATTAGTGAGCATCTTGTTATCCATGATACCAGTCAACGACACACCCAAGAGACGTTCGGCTTCAGTATTATCTTTCCAAATCTTACGGAGATAGGGGAAGTGGGTGTAGGTAGACTGGATAGTCCCAAGGATTGTAGCCAGCTTTACTTTCCGTTCCAAGTCCTCAAGTGTATCCGTAGCTCGGACCACGACCTCTGTGAGGTTACAGAACTGATAGGGACGAAGAATAATTTCCGAGCAAGGGTTCGTACCAAAGTCATAATTTGCATCCCGGCGTCCATTCTTTGCTGCTTGCTTCTTACTGGCAACACGAGAGAAGATACCACGCTCACCTGACTTGCTTTCGACCAGAGACAGCCATTCACGCATGAAGGTTTCCATATCAGGCTTCTCAGTATAGGCCACAGAGTTATTAGACAAGGCACGTTGCTTATCCTTCTCCCACCAGTTGCCAGACTTGGCATGACGCATACGATCATCTGACAAGTTAGACAAGGAAATCATAGCAGAGCGGCGTACACCACCAACTACAACAACCTCACCAATCTTGCACATCAGATCATGGCACTCAATAGAGGAGAGCCTACGTCCCTTGGCATTGACGAAGGTATTAACAGTGAAGTTGAACAACTCTACCAGAGGGGCAGGACCAGAAGCACGACCACCAAAGGTCTTGAGTTTAGCACCAGCAGGACGGACTTTAGACACATCCCATTGGGGAATCTCACCTGCGTACAGCAAGCTGATCAGTTGACGTAGTGCTTTAGCCCAACCTTCTTTACTGTCTTTGACTACAACGATAGTCTCACTCTTGAACATCTGGTCAGGTACTTCTGGAAGCTTGCTGATGTACTGACGCTCTACAGAGAACCCCACACCTGTACCACAGAGCAGGATGAACATAGCCTCATCAAAGGACTTAGGATCATCTACAGGAAGGTAGGAGCAGTTGTAGCCAGCAGTGTTGTCACGTTCCAGAGCAGGACCAGCCGTCATTAGTGCTCTCATTGAACCAACAACTTCAAGTCCAAGAATGGCTTGACGGATTTCATTAACTACGCCAACATCTTCAACTTTGGTAGACACAACATTTTTAATATACCGTTCTACAGTCTCTCCCCAGTTCTCACGTCGATTTTCTTTATCAATCCAACGCGCATAGCGAGAAACTGCAATAAAAGCAGAGTAGTCAGAGGGGAGATAGTTGTTCATTTTTTACCTTTTTGAGTTTTTTAATAAGTTTAGAAACGTATGACTGATCTATGCCAAAACGATCAGCTACGTCACTTTGTGTCAGGTCAGTATCTAACCACAACCTGACTATTTTTTCTTGATCCCCTTTTAAGATTTTTCTAGTGTTCTCCCATCGGGTTTGTTGGTTCTCATCAGTTAAAGCGATGTAGCAGTTTTTCTTTGAATAAGGCCCAGTGTCAAAAAGCCTGCACATGCAGTATTGACCAGAGAGTTTGCCTCTTTGTTCCCATTTACCAGATACAAGCCATAACTCAAGCCAGTCGGCATAATTAAAACCCCAAGGTATACCTCTTGCATCTGCGTGTCTTCGTTGGTCATCATAAGCCTTACAAGGCGTCATATTCTTCTTTCTTAGTCTGTGATAATTGCGACACGGTGGGCTTGAACCACAATCCTATTTGTAGTTACATCAGCCTTGGCGCATAGGGGGTTCTGGATAGACCATGCCACCAACACGACAGGCACAGTCTTGTCCTTGATGGTTTCTAGTTTGTTGATGAGTTCTTGTACTGTCATTTGCCATAGACTTTAGTAAGGTAATGCATACCCAAGACAATGACAAAGGCCGTAGTGAATCCAAGCCAGAGGGGGCTGAGTACCCACCACCAAGACCAAGCAATGTAGCCTGTCAGTTTCAACCCAATGAAGAGGAGGGTCAAGAAAGGGATAAAGAACTTCATTTTACAAGGTCCTCCAAGGATACTTTCGGATAGGCTTTGTTCTTTTCGATCTTACCATCTGCTCTACGCTTAATGGTGCCATCAGGTTGGTACATACGTCCCATGTTGTTCTCATGGACACGCTCCAGAGCCTCTCCTACGTCCCACCCACGAGCATTAGCATAACCGTAGATGACATACAAGAGGTCTGCTAGTTCTTTCAGTTCAGCAGCAGGGTTGTAGTCTTCCCCCTCAATATTTAATCCTGACCCAGAGCCAGTTAAATTTAAGCCACACTCTGTCTCTGCGCCCCACTCTCCAAACTCCTCATCAATGAGCCTGTCATATAGCTTCACGTCAGGAGCTTGACCACTTACTTTAGCGTACTCTTTAACCATTTCTGTAGGTGTCTTACGGGGTTCCATGTCACGAGGGTCCCAGTATTTTAGGGTCTCCAAGTCAATCAGTTCCATCACTTGCTTCTTCCTTTGAATACTGTTTCTTGTTGGATTGAATGCTGTGGCCAGAAGTACCAGCAGAAGTTATCTACACTAGCATGGGGACTATCCTTGATCCACTTAAGTCTTCCTATGGACACAACCTTAGAACACCTACGCATAGCCTCACCGAAGTAGACATTATGCATCAGATCAGAAGGTAGCAGCAACCAAGTAGGTTTCAAGGTAATGAAGTGGTCTAACATAGGCATCAGGACAGTTCTAGTGAAGGGCGGATTGGTCACAATCAAGTCGATACCCTCTAGTTGCTCTTTAGTCAAGGACAGAGCATCCATGACTTTAGAACTAGAAACTGTATCTCTAATGTCACTACGCCATTGGCATATAGCTACATCCATCAGCAAGTCTTCCAGATCACCATTGCCGTAGCAAGGCTCTGCGTAAGTCTTACCCCTAATGAAAGGGATAAGTAGTTCTGTTGCCTTGGGGTCTATCGTGGCGTAGAAGTCTTTGGCTACCTTTGGGAAGTCCGAACGCTTACCCATCTACCAAGTTCCTATGTAGGTGAAACCCAAGCCCTTGGACAATGGGCCAGTATACAGAATTGCCTACTTGCTTAAGTCTGTCCACCCTTCCGGCAAGTCGAACATCCATTCCGCAAAGCAAGGGTTGAGGGATACTATCGGATCGTCCAAAGGGACTGCTGTAGATGAACTGCAAATCCTCCTTGCGACCCTTCCCCCCTTGTCTAGTCTGGCCAACACACTCCAGCGACTTGAATCCTTCCCCTCTGAGGCTGCGACTGTAGGCAATGATCCATATGCGGTCCCGTTGGTGAGTTGCACCAATGTGGGAAGCTGGAATACAATGCCATTCTGCATCATACCCGACCTCATGGAGGTCTTGAAGCACTTGGTCCAATCCCCTATTGCGAAGGGCTGAGACGTTTTCAATGATGACTCCTTTTGGTTGGATGTCTTTAATCAGACGCTTATAGTGCTTCCAATAGCCAGAACGTTCCCCTTCTATACCAGCACCTTTACCAGCCAAAGAGATGTCTTGACAAGGGAACCCACCAGTAATCACATCAATCTTAGAATTGACTACGATTCCCTCTTGGATATCCGTCAGTGTCTCTTGATCAAAGCAAATCAAGTTGGCAATATCAGAGAACTTAGGTACACTAGGCCAATGTTTGTTTAGCACAGACTGGCATTTCTTATCCCACTCACAGAAAGCAACTGTCTCGTATAATCCTGTTTTTTCCAGACCATACGAGAAGCCACCAATACCAGAGAACAAGTCCAAGACCTTTAGTTTACCCATAGATTTCTTGTAGCCTCTTCATAGATACAAACTCTGGTTCATACACACCTTTGTCTAACTCCCGTTTGATAACTACGCCCTTCCACCATTCGGTATTTGCCTGACCAGCCCAAGACTCTTCAGCACCCTTAAAGCAACCAGCTACAAGACCAATGATCGGTCTAGGGTGGGCAGAGTCTTTGAAGTACAGGCTACGCTTATGGCTATGTCCACAAGTAGAACTATGGTTCCTGTTAGAGATGATACTGTAGGCATGGTGCATCCCTGATGTAGCTGTACCATAGTTACCAGAACTAAAGTAATGAGAATAAGATACACCATCATAGTCAGCTACAGCAGGGGCTGAGTTATGGTACTCATGGTACTCATCGAACCAATGGTCAGTTTGTAGGTGGCTGAACGAGATACCATACTTGGAACCCTCTAGTCGGGGGTCTTGTGCTATGGCCTTCTTGATCCTGTTCTCGTGATTACCCTCAAACCCAATGTATGCAGGTTGCTTTCGCTTGTGATAGCGAAACTTCCAACGCATACGTTCCATTGCATCATTGTAGTGTTCAATGTCTGCTTGGTAGGACTGAGATACAATGGCTTGAGGGTATCGTGTATCGTAAGTGTTAAGGGAACGCATATCAGCACCATCCCCCAAGTCAAATACATAGTCAGGCTTGAGATCATACAAGAACTCACCCAACCAACTAAACCTCTCATTACCTACAGAAGGGTCAGTGTGGGCACAAGAGAATACTACTGCTGTTTTACCTGTCATACAAAGATCACCTTTGGCTCTACATTCTTATAGAAGTGGTTGACAATATCATAAGCCTCATTGAAGTCTGCAAACCACAAGGCAGTGTCCGATAGGTCAGTCTCATCGTTCACAAGGCACTTCACTTCCAAGAACCATTCACACCGATCAGGGACATCCTCATCGTCTGGGATACTATCACGATGGATAGGGCCTTCATTGACATGGAAGATAGTGATCTTGGTCATCCCCAAGTCAAACATACGATCTTCAATCTCGTCGTCGATCCTCTGCTCTTGGAGTAGAAGGTAATCATCAGAAACCTTTTCGAATGCCCGATCAGACAATCTTCCAAACAAGGCTCCAAAGATAAAGAAGATGTAGTCTTTCATTCATTGATCCATTCTGTAGGGATTACTTTATCAGACCACTTGAAACCGTATTGGTCACACCAAGTAGAGTATGTCGTTTTAGAGCCTTTGTAGAGTTTGGCCCTAGCATTAGAGAAGACAAACCTGATGTCCAACTCTGGGTGCTGCTTCTGGATCAGAAGATGTTTCTTACGATCCTCTGTCTTGAACAGTCCCTTGGTCTCTATGATTATCCCATTGGGAAGCTGGAAGTCCACAGTGTACTTACGAGTTTCTGCTAGTTCATAGGGAACCTTTAGTTTCTCGTATTCGTAGGAGACCCCAGCTTCCTCTAGTTGTTTGGCAACCTTCTCCTCAAGGCCAGAGCGATAACCATTCTTGATGGCTCTTGCTCTTACGTTGCTTACTCTGGCGGCTGCCACATCTGCCCCTCTTCCCTACGCAACCACAAGAGCCTAGCGTTCTCTAGGACACGGCCCTCGTCACCATCGTAGGCTTTAACTACAGCCTCATACAGTTCTTTTTCATCAGTCAACCCTTCCAAAAGTTTATCTGCTTTCACAGGACCAACTCGGAGCAAACCTTTGATGTTATCTGCTGCATCACCAGTGAGGATTTGCTTATAGAAGAACTTTGTACCATCAGCAGGTTCAACAAAGGTCCACTCACCCTTTACGAAGTTGAAATGCCAGCAAGGTATCTGTAACATATCTTTGTCGATGGATGCAACAACTGTTGTCTCAAGGTCATTCTTTGTAGCTGCTATAGCAATAGCATCATCTGCCTCTTGCCCATTGATAACTACACCCCGATAGTTGTCTACCAAGTACTGCCTAGCAACAGGGAGCATATCAGGCTTAGGAGTTGACTTACGATTACCTTTGTACTCAGCAGTCACAGCAATGTCATGACGAAAATTATTCCTTCCCGTCAGATATGTTGTGTAGTCATCTCCATTGGAGAACACAAGAGTTTCCCCAATGATGTAGTCCATCAGGTCATCTATCTTAGCTTCTACTTCCCAAGGATAACCTAAGTCACCTACAGAGAAAGCAGCCCTGTACGCGATGATGTCACCGTCAATTAGCAGGGTCTTTACTACGTCTGGTTTATCCATGAACGAGAGCCTGCCAACTTACAGGATACAATTCCTGCATCACCTCGTTGATTTGTTGCGCTACAAGTCGCGTTTCGTACTGAGTATCTTCTTTAAGCCGAAGAACGCACATATTAGCGAAGGCATCCATAGAACCTGACCAGTACCATTCTGTATACATTGACTGTGGCAAGACCATCCGTGCCATCTCTGGAGCTACACCATCATTGATGAGGAACTGGTAGTATCGGATTGCATCGGCATTCCAACCACCAATCTCTTTAGTGTTGTAGCTATCGACTACACCATCAGACCCTTGCTTCTTGTCCTTAGCCCTACCCCGCCAGACTTCAGGTACATAGAACTCAGGTTCACTATCGACATAGCGACGGCTAATTTCATTCATACGCAAGTATTCATGCTTGACTAACTGTCGGGCTACGAAGATGGGTGCCTTGATATGGAAGGATGCGAAACAATGTCCAAAGGGAGAGTAGTGTTTGTGTTTGGCAAGGTACTGGATTAGTTTAGTATCTTTCTCCATAAGAATTCCCGGAAGAAAACAGACAGCCCACTCGCTCTTCTTCCCGAAAGAAACCCTAGCCGCGTTAACAACGCTAAGGTCACTCCCCATATGGTCAACGTAGGTTGCGGTAATCACCGTGCAGTCGCCACTTCTTCATTGTCGTCTTTAACAAACACGACTTGCTTGATGTAGGTATATCCTACAGCCCGTGTGAACTGCAAGATAATCTCTGCAAAATCCCCAAGGTACTCTACTTCATTCTGAGCAACACACACCTCGTTGTCAATACCAACGTCAAGTTCATGTTTAGCGTACAAAGATACTTGCATTTACTTTACCCTATTTGTTTCTGTACTTACTTTTGTTTCCCCTAGAACCATATGAGTAGCTCTAGGGGTAGGTCAATAGTCTAGGCTTTACATATCCCAAACATCAGCAAACTCAGACTTAGCCACTGCTTCATTCTGTTCGTACTCTACCAGCTTGGTGATTGCGATAGCCTCAAGACGAAGACCAGCACCATCAGAGTACATATCAAAGCGGACAATGGCTTCAGAACCATTACCTACAAAGCCATCTTCCGACACCATCCAGTTTTTCTTATTGGCTGGATCACGAAGGTCGAGTACTTTAGGAAGCCCACCATAGTTCATCTCGGTGGTTCCACCTTTCTTGTTCTCGAAGACCTTCAGATTGTCTTTGTAGTTGCGAGACAGCTTGATGTACTCACCAATACCAAGTTCCTGATCACCTTTCTTGATACGATCATGGCCCATAGGTTTCAGATCAAGACCAGCAGCAATCAACTTCTGTTTATCTTCCTCAGAAGTGAAGTAGGCATTCACGACAGTCTGCCCACCTTTCTTAGCCACAGTTCCTTGTGCTGACTTGACGGGTGCATCAGGATCACCTTTGTCGTAGTTCTCTTCGAACACACGGGGGTATTCCAGAACCATCTTCATGTCAAACTTCATCGGGGTATTTCCTCTCGGGGGGTTGTTTTGAGTTAGGGAACTAACTGCCCTACTATTATATAGGTACCTTTTTTAGCCAATCGTCAAGCGATTCTAAGCACTTATGGAGATATAGCTAATGTGTGATTCTTTTGTCACACTTCTGGTTAGTGTACGTCTGCATAGTTGTCTCCGGTCTTCCAATCAGAGGAAACCTTGACGTTCAGTTGTAGTTTCTCGTTCAAGGCTTTCTCTACCCTCTGGAACAAGGGTCCGAACCGTTCTGTGTCGTTCCTCTTGGTGTAGAATAACCCCTCATCATGGTATTGCATGACCATAGGAACACCTTCCTTACGAACAAAAGCCAACCAGTTGTCAAACACATAGACACCTGTACTTTGGTTCAATGTACTAAAGGCATCCTTGATAGCTCTAAGGTTATGCCAAAACCCAGAGACAGGGTTCTGTAGCCACAGAGAGCCATCCTTAAGCACCTTAGTCACTTGTCTGCTACCAATCTCCTTGATAGACCAGTTGCGGTCCCAGTAGGCATCTATGAGCTTCTTAGCCTCACCTACAGAACACCCTAATGCTCTAGACAGCTTGGGTGCCCCAACTCCGTACACACAGCTATAATTTGCTGCCTTGTAACCCTTACGAATAGCCTTAAGGTGTCTAGCACCCCCAGCGTTGTATTGATCAATCTCCTCTTGACTACAGGCCCCTGCAAACTGTGCAAGGTCGAGGTGAGGGTCAAACCCTTCTTGGCTCATGGCTGCAACATAGTCAGGGTCAAGAGGCTGCATGTAGTGTCGTTTTGTAGTATCCTCAAGGCTAACCATATCTGCACCCACTAGCACATGATCATCAGAAGGTGCCAATAGGCAAGCACGAACCTCATGACCATAGGGTTTGTCTACCCCCGGTAGGTTGGCTAGAGGCTTCCTATGCTTGAACCTGAACGTATTAGTAAGGCCATCAATAGTAGACCTGATCCACCAGACACCATCAGCATCTTGTTTTGCTGCATTCAGATAGGCTTTAAAGATACCAATACGATGTGTCAGTACAGTCAACCCATCAAGGTATTCAATAGCAGGGTCTTTCTCCTTGAGTAACAAGACTGACTCACAAAGTTCCCCATCCTTACGAACTTGTTCAATCCTACGCTCATTGCCGTATTCGTCTTTGTCATACTTGAAGGTAACAGGCTCCCAACCAAGACCATAGAGCCAATCCTTGATCTGAGGTACAGAATCAGGGTTCCCTTGCTCGTATCTATCGACCACCCGTAGAGGCCCTACAGTGCCCTCTGGAAGGCCATAATCAGCTAGGGTAGAGAACCATCGCTTACCATGCTCGGATAGCGTCCCATCGGCCTTGTAAGGCTTCTGTGGCTTGTTTACTAACTTGGTGATTGCCCTCTTTGGCATAGCCTCTGCTAGTTCCTTAGTCTTGACCTCTTTCAAGGCTTCCAACTCAGTGAACATCTTTGTAGCTAAGGCATAGTCCAGACGGATACCTTGCTTCTCTGTATCATTAGCACACTGCATCTTGAAGGTGAGATACCGAATGAGACGGATAGCGTCATCCGATAGAGAGCCATCTTCCTTCTGACCGTAGAGAGCAACCAGTTTGTTCCTAAGACGGAGCCACAAGCGCATGTTGATCTTAACGTCTTCTTCACATCTGTGGGTGTAGTCCTCACGAGTAAGACTATCCCAGTCTACAATCTTAGGCTTAGGTACACCGAAGGTAATACCATAGGCTTCCAGACCGTAGTTAAGGCCCTTCTCTGCACGCTCATAGTCCAAGTACCAAGCAAGGATGAGGGTATCTACAAGGATGGTCTTCTCACTTGGGTGGATACCATAGACCTTAGCTACAGCATCCAAGTCAAAGCGTAGGATGTTATGGCCTATGATCATGTCGGCATCATACAAGCCCCTGATACACTCTAGATCATATCCACTGGTGGGTTCAGGCATAGTGTTGTCCTGCCATGAAACCACATGGACTCGATCTAGTTTGTCAAGAAATCCATTAGTCTCGATGTCAAAGACCACTTCTTTCATTCGTAATCCTTAACTCCGTGTTTGTAGATGTCCTGTTCGATCATCTTCAGGATTTCCTTTAGTTCTTCCACAGATTCCCCACTAAGAAGAGGTTCGACTGCCCAGCTTGGGCCTATACTAGAGGAATGATAATACCCATGTACACCATACCAGACACGAAGCCCGTCTTTATGTCTTAGTACCTGATAGTGCCAACTAGAAGCCAAAGTCTGTATCTCCGCTTGTTTTGCGTAGTTTGACTACAGTATTCACCGCAACTGGATCGTCAAACACACTTGATTGATTTTCACTAGCACCAAACCGTTCAGACACCATTGTAGTCTGCCCATCATACATAAGCATTCCACACGCACCAGTCAGCGCAAAAGGTCTGTTCTTGGATGTTGAGAGGTATGTAGTGTTCTGTTCTCTAGGATCATCGGATGTCTTGTCTCTTTCCATCTCAATAACCATAATGGCTTCCTCTTCGATAGATGAAGCATACTTGGTCCTGCCATCACCATTGACGTGGGAGATACACAAGATACCCACATTCTTACGCTTGGCAAACTCTGTAAGCTTTACCCCAAGTTCAGTCAGGGCAGATGTAGCAGTCTCTGTACCACTCAGGTAGGCTAGGCGCTGTAGGTGGTCAATGAAGATGTACTCTGCGCCATAGACAGACACAGCATACTTACACTGCTTCAGACAATCCTCTACGGGGTTCTGTGGGTTGATGTCAAAAGAGACAAACTTGTTATCACCTACCACAGTCCTAAGAGACTCTCTAACCTCTGCCTCAGTCACACCGTTGTTCTCTGCATCTTCCTTGGTCATGACGTTCTTACCGAGTTGGTAGGTAGCCATAGCACGACCAGTTGTAGACTTCATTTCTTCCATCATCAAGACTGCCACACTCTTACCGTGGTTGACCACAAGGTCGTGCATGAGCATACGAAGCATGGCAGTTTTACCAGTGCCGGGGCTTGCCTTGAAGACAGTGATACCACCCTTGACTAGACCACGGTTTACATCATTAAATCCCTTGATGGGGGTAGGGGTGTACTCGTAAGGTGTTTCGTTCTCTAGGGCATCAAACCAATCCTCTACAGAGACTACAAAGCCAGCAGGAGAGTAGGGTTTGGCTTTCCACCAAGCATCCCTGTAGTCCTTCTGTTTCCCCTGTAGGAGGAAGTCATTGGCATCCTTGACTGTCCCGTGGTCCATGACAAAGACTTTATTCGGGAACAGGTCAAACAGTGTTTCCTTGATGTGATCTGCCTTACCATCGTTATCAAGGGATAGGATGATCTTCTCGAAGCTGTCTAGCCACTTAAAGCACTTCTCCCAAATGATCTTCTTAGGGGTAGCAGAAGGTAGAGATACTGAAGGGGTTGTGTAGCCATTCTGGGATAGCATCTGGTAGGCAGCCATAGCGTCTTCTTCACCTTCGGTGACGACTACAAACTTGCTACTGCCAGAAGGGAAGTTGTTCATACCAAACAGCTCATCACTACCAAGACCTTTGACAGAGAAGCTCTTCTCGTCAGTGTAGCGAACCTTGATCCCACCGGAAGGGTACTTGTATTCTACACGGTTAGGACTGGGGTATTGCTTTACCCCATAGAACTCTCGGACATGGGACTTGATCCCTCTGAAGTCTCCGTAGAAACCACCCTTACCATTCGTTGCTGGTGTAGTGCTGTTGTCATGCTCTGTGACAAAGACATCTTGCATTCCCTCTGTAGCCTCCTTCAATATCCAAGGTTTGCCATGCTTACCGTTCTTGGCCCATAAGGCATCTTTGTACTCCCATGTACCCAAGTCACAAGACTTGCAGTGCCCAACCTTACGTTCCTCGTTCCAGCAGTAGGCATCGCTACTACCACAGTTGTCATCTGGACATGGTAGATGTGATCGTTCAGACATACTATAGTTCCATCCTTCTGTTTTCCCCTTTGGGGAGTAACTACAAAAATAATGAGAAACAAAGACAAGAATCTGATACTATAGTTTCCTACTATAGTTACTATCCAAAGGATGTGTTCTCTTCTTCTCTTTGTCTTCACTATAGTTTGAATCTATAGTTACGAACTCAAGTCTCTACTTACTTATAGGTACCTTTTTTGGAAGATCGTCAAGCAGTCCGAAAAGGATACCCAAAGTGTTGCTGTGATGTCACATAAGTATCTCTCTCAGCTTCTCTATGGCACCTTGGTATATCTGATTGACCCTCTGTTTCGAGCATCCAAGAGCATCTCCAACCTCGTGCATCTCGTAGCCATGCAGGGCAATCTTCCTGAACACAGAGGCTTCTTGTTCATCTAAGGCCTTAGTCACAGCCATGCCCAGAGACAACAGTTCCTCATGGGAGCCTTCTACAGCCTCTTTGTCCAAGGTATCTACAGACACATATTCCCCTGTAAGGGCAAAGTACAAGGCCCTCTCTGTAGCACTAAGGCCATCCAGTGTCTCTAGGTTCTCCCACTTCTTCTTGAGGCCATAGTAGTCTTTGCGAGAAGGGATTTCCACAGGCATACTCTTGAAGTTGGTGTAGCTGTACATAGCCTGTCTGATGCTTGTCTCAATCAAGTCTGGGTGAGTACACCCCTTATCTACACACTCTAGGTATGCTAGGTATCCCTCTTGAACCAAGTCCTCACGCTGGTCTACAGATACCCTATAGCGTGAGGCATAGTTCCTACAGAGTTTGTAGTAGTCAACAGGCTCCGTCAACGGTTAAGCTCCCTGTCCCAGTAGATGTTACGTAGGATAAGGTCTACCATAGGCTTCCATTCCTTTGGCAAGATACCAAATGCCTCCGTCTCCAAATCTTCATAGTTGTAGTCACAGAACTCTGGCTCAGTCACAATCTCATGCCAACAACCACTTTCATCATCGTAACTGTAGTAATCCCCACCTGAATACAGCTTAGCAGTGATGACCACATCATTCCCACTAGAGGGGTCTTGGATGTCAATCGTGTATTCTTGGTTCTTTACGGTGTTCATTTGGCATCTCCTATCAGAATGGTGGTTCTTGGTTAGGGTAGGCTGGCTTCCAAGATACAGACTTCTCTTCCTGTAGGTATCTGTTCTTTGGTCGTATGACTTGGGCGTCTACCTCAAACAACCCAAACCATTCCAACTCTTTCTGTAGCCAGTGAGGTAGTTGGTTTTCCATCTAAGTGTACCTTATGCCAACTCTACAAGACAGTCAAGCAAGCTCGACTACTTTGTCCATGTAGAAAGACTTCCACTTCTTGTCTTGTACATCATAGATAGGGCACTGGTTACGAGCCTTCATCTGTTCTCCTTGCATAACACCACGCTCAGAACCAATGATATGGCTAAGGGGGGCGAAGCAACCATTGATTACTCGCAAAGAACCATCTTGCTTGATAAACTTAACAGTAGCAAACTGCCCCTTGACCTTACGGCCAGTGACAAAGGCATCTACTACGGTACGCGAGAGATAGTCAGTCATTTGTTCAGTCCTTCTTTACTGTTGCTAAGTGGGCAACCATAGCTTTGGTCGCGCCCTTGCTGACTTTGGGGCCGTGCATCACGTTTCCGGTAATGGTCAGGTTTTTCATGTTCATCCTCTTTGTGTCTGTCATTATTCCCCCTTGCCATCGCCATAGCCATCGCCATCACCATAGCCATCGCCAGAGCCATCGCCATAGCCAGAGCCAGAGCCATAGCCAGAGCCATAGCCAGAGCCAGAGCCATAGCCAGAGCCATCGCCATAGCCATAGCCATAGCCAGAGCCATAGCCAGAGCCATAGCCATAGCCATAGCCAGAGCCATATCTACTGCGAACCTACTACCCGTAGCCGATCATAGGCACGCTGCATCCACCTTGCCAGAGCCAAAGCCATAGCCAAAGCCAAAGCCCGAGCCAACG